GGTATTTAACGAATACGCTGAGTAATGAAATACTATCTCATTGACCACGGAAACCAAATGCTCGAAGCTGCCAATGCAGTAACAGACCTTCTAACAAAGCAAGGATGTCACTATGTAGTTTACTTAACAGATGCTGACGGATTAATGTGTGTTGAAGAGATAAGCGAGAATGAATTTTTAGACCATTTTAAAAGAAACAATGCAAGTAAATAAAGTAAATATCAACGACATAAAGACGAATCCAAAGAATCCTCGTCTAATTAAAGATGATAAGTTTCGTAAGTTAGTAAAGTCTATACAGGAGTTCCCTCAGATGCTTGAGCTACGACCAATAGTAGTAGACGAAAACAATATAGTTCTGGGAGGAAATATGCGTTTAAAGGCGTGTAAAGAAGCAGGACTTAAAGAAGTGTTTATTGTTAAAGCGGACAACCTAACAGAACTACAAAAAGACGAATTCATAGTAAAAGACAACGTAGGCTTTGGTGAATGGGATTGGGATATGTTAGCTAACGAATGGGACGTAGAAAAGATACAGGATTGGGGATTAGATTTACCTGTTGATTTAAGCGTTACAGAACTCGAAGCTGAGGAGGATGACTTTAGCGTTCCTGAAGGTGGAATAGAAACTGATATTGTTTTAGGTGACTTATTCGAGATAGGCGAACATCGTTTACTTTGTGGAGATTCAACCGATAGCGAACAAGTTGCTAAGTTAATGAACGGACAAAAAGCGGATATGGCGCACAATGACCCGCCATACGGAATGAAAAAAGAAAAAGAAGGAGTTTTAAATGATAACTTAAACTATTCGGATTTATTAGATTTTAACAAGGAGTGGATTCCTTTACAGTTTTTACATTTAAAAGATAGTGGAAGTTTTTATTGTTGGGGTATAGATGAACCTTTAATGGATATTTATTCAGAAATATTAAAACCATATATAGCAGAACAGAAGGCAACATTTAGAAATTTAATTACTTGGGACAAAGGACACGGACAAGGGCAAAATTCAGAGAACACAAGAAGCTATGCAATAGCAGACGAAAAATGTTTATTTGCAATGATGGGAGTTCAAGGCTTTAATAATAACGCAGATAATTATTTTGAAGGCTGGGAGCCAATTAGAGATTATTTATTATCACAAAGAATAAAAGCAGGTTGGGATATTCCAACAATGAAAAGAATTGCAGGGCATAGCGATTTAAGTCGTGACCATTGGACGTGTAAAAGTCAATGGAATATGCCAACTATTGAAGTGTATAAATGTTTCCAAAAATGGTGTGTTGACAATAAAGTTGATGCTTTTAAAAAAGAATACGAAGAACTTAAAAAAGAATACGAAGAACTTAAAAAAGAATATTATTCTACAAGGGCATACTTTAATAATGTACACGATAACTTTAACAATGTTTGGAAGTTTGATAGGCACATAAGAAATGGAAGCGAAGGAGGACACGCAACACCTAAACCAATTCCACTATGCGAAAGAGCAATTAAATCAAGTTGCCCCGATAATGGTTTAGTGTTAGATGTATTTTTAGGTAGTGGTTCAACAATGGTAGCATCACACCAATTAAAACGTAAATGTTACGGAATGGAATTAGACCCGAAATATTGTCAAGTTATTATTGACCGAATGAAAAAACTTGACCCAAGTTTAGTAATTAAACGCAACGGAGAAATAATTAGAGATTAATTAGAAAGATGGCAAACGAAGAAAACTTAATACCTGCACAGAAAGGTGAGGTTAGAAATCCAAACGGAAGGCCTAAGGGTGCAAAGAATAGAAGCACAATAGCACGTCAATGGCTAGAAGTAAATCAGTCTTTAAAGAATCCTTTAACAGGTGAACAGGAGACAATGTCACAAGAAGATTTGATGACTTTAGCTTTGATTAAAAAGGCACGTGAAGGCGATGTAGCAGCGTACAAAGCACTAATGGATTCAGGTTACGGACAACCTTTACAACAAATCGAACAAACAATACTAGAGCAACCTTTATTCCCAGATGTTCACACGGACGACCTCGATAAATAAGATACTCGCCTTAAAAAAACGAATCAAGATAATCCAGGGAGGTACATCTGCAGGAAAGACTTTCGGTATATTACCAATCCTGATAGATAAAGCAATTCGTACAGACAACTTAGAAGTTTCGGTTGTATCTGAATCAATCCCACATTTGCGTAGGGGTGCGTTAAAAGACTTCCTTAAAATAATGAAGTGGACTAATCGTTACATTGATGGACAGTTCAACAAATCATTACTTAGATACGAGTTTTTAAACGGAAGCGTAATGGAGTTCTTCTCAGCAGATGACGCATCTAAACTAAGAGGAGCAAGAAGAGATATCTTATACATAAACGAGTGCAACAACGTCAGCTTCGAATCTTACAATGAGCTTTCTATTCGTACTAAGAGAGAAGTGTTCTTAGACTTTAATCCTGCAAATGAGTTTTGGGTACACAAGGAACTAAAAGACGAACCTGACTCAGACTTTATTATTTTGACCTACAAGGACAACGAAGCACTTGATGAATCAATCGTAAGCCAAATAGAAAAGAATCGTGAGAAAGCAGCTACGTCATCTTATTGGGCGAATTGGTGGAGAGTTTACGGACTAGGAGAGATTGGAAGTTTAGAAGGAGTTATCTTTAACAATTGGAAAACGATAGACACGATACCAAGCGAAGCAAAGTTAATAGGAATAGGATTAGACTTTGGATACACAAACGATCCTACCTCAGCAATTGAGATTTATAACTACAACGGACAAAGAATCATAAACGAAATATGTTACCGTACAGGAATGGTCAACTCAGACATTGCAAAAGTGCTACCGAATAGCGTTACTATTTATGCAGATAGCTCAGAGCCTAAATCAATAGAAGAGATTAGACGATTCGGCAAGATGATTAAAGGCGTAACCAAAGGAGTTGACTCTATCAAGTTTGGTATTGACGTAATGCAACGACAGGAATACTTAGTTACAAGTTCCAGTACAAACCTAATCAAAGAGCTTAGAAGCTATTGTTGGAGCGTAAAGAAAGACGGAGAGAAAACAAACGTACCTATAGACCATTTTAATCACGCTATTGACGCATTAAGGTATCACGAGATGGAAACACTAGGTTTAAAAAAGAACTATGGACAATACAACATCAGATGATTTACCAATGATGAAAAGAGTAGTTGAGGACTTTATCTATCAGAAGACAGGAAAACGGATTGCAATAGTATTCGATGACGTAATGCAAATACGGAGACACTTCCAAATGTTAACGGCAGCATATGACATTATCGTAGTGCAACAAAACAAAAATTAAATCGTTTTAAAATTATGAAGTTAGAAATTAACGTACCTTCAAGCCTAAGTGAAATTCCACTTAAACACTACCAAGAGTTTCTTAAAATTCAGGCAGATTCCAACGATGAGGAATTTGTCGCTCAGAAGATGATTGAAATCTTTTGTGGTATAACACTTAAAGACGTAGTTAAAATGAAGCTAACGAGCTTAAATGAGCTTATAGCACACTTCACAAAGTTATTCTCTGAGAAACCTAAGTTTAAAAACAGGTTTAAAATCATTTCAGACGATGGAGAGATTGAGTTCGGGTTCATTCCTGAATTAGAGCAGATTAGTTTTGGTGAGTATGTTGACTTAGAAAACCATCTTACAAATTGGGATAGCTATCACAAAGCAATGGCAGTTATGTATCGTCCGATTATCAAAACGCGGAAGGATAAATACGATGTTCTACCCTATGAGCCAAACAAAGACTTTCAGGAGTTAATGAAGTTCGCACCTTTGGATGTAGTAATAGCAAGTAGTGTTTTTTTTTGGACTTTAGGAAACGAGTTACTAACGGCTACCCTGAATTATTTGGAGACGGAGATGATGAAGAACAAGAATCTTACAACGACTTTTCAGAAACAACTCAATTTGCAAAACGATGGGGATGGTATCAATCAATATATGCTCTCGCTAAAGGAGACGTTACAAGATTCGATGAAGTTACCAGTTACAAACTTACTAAATGTCTCACCTATCTCGTCTTTGAAAAGCAAAAAAACGATATTGAAAGAAGACAATTTGAACGCAATTTAAAACGATGATAGGATTCTACGACATACTAAACAAACTAAAGTATCACTTCGATAACGATGAACTTGTTAACTCAGTTACACAGGGAGATATCTTTCAGGTAGACTTAAACAAACAGACTATCTTTCCATTGGTTCACATAATGGTAAATAGTTCTACGTTGTCAGATAACACGCAGACGTTTAACGTGTCGTTGATTGCGATGGATATTGTTGATGTATCAAAAGCAGAACCACTTAATGACTTTGAAGACCGTGATAATGAACTAGACGTTTTAAATACTCAGCACCACGTTTTAAATAGATGTTACCAACAAATGCTACACGGTAACCTCTGGGACTTACAATTTGTAGTAGAAACAGATCCTACCTTAGAGCCATTCACAGAACGATTCGAGAACTTACTAGCAGGATGGACAATGACATTCGATGTTGTAGTTCCTAACGATATGACAATTTGCGACACAGGTGCTTACGTTCCTTTTTGTTCTCCTTCATACGTTGTAAACACGAACGCAAGTTACTCAGCAACAATTCAGAGTGGAGATACACTTACGTTACCTAACACGACATTGAATCTACAAATAGACGGAGCACAAGTAGCGACATCAACATTTGCAACTTTAAGCAATCAACTTATAAATTTAGTATGGCAATAGACATAAACATTCCATCACAGGTAAAGAACTACGCAAACCTAGCAGGGTTTCCTGCAACAGGTACGCTAAAAACAATCTTCATAGCAGAGGACACTAACA